AGCTTCTTGTTTTGCAATATCAGCAGCAGATGGGCCAGAAGGACCTGTTGGTTCAAACTCTCCAATACCAAAAACATTAGTAGAGCCGCCTGTTCCAATTTGCTCTAACTTAGCAGCAGCCTTTTTGATTGGCCTAAATACTGATTTTAATGCTTTCTTGCACATACTAATCTCCTTGGTTGCCAAGCGATAATCACATTAAAGAACAATCAGCAACGCACAATTACATACGCGCCCATAGTCCTTGCCTACGCCTTGGCCCACTGCGTTTGGAGAATACATCAAAGTCCCTCTTGGCAATGGTAGGTTTAGCTGCCTTCTGATTATTCATCAAGGCCCTCCCCTCCCCTGCTCCAAGAAGTTGATACTGTAGGGCGTCATGTATGTGACTAAACATATTCTTATCAGGCTTATCTGCATATCGCTCACCAGATACTTCCATGCGGCGATACTGATACCCGCCCTCAAAACCTTTAATAAGCTGAGTGCAACGACGATCAACTAAGAAGGCGGGTTTCCCTTCCGCCATCTTGGTAAGCTGTGAAGAAACCGACTCAAGCCGCAAGTCCACGGAATTAGATGGGGCGGGGAATGCTCTAAGGCCAGCACCTCTAAGTATGTGGAAAGGGGTAGACTCGTCGGTTTGCGCCCGAAAGTCACCCGCAGGATCACCATAAATAATAACTTCGGAACACTGAGAAAACCTAGTAGCAATCTGCTCACGAAGAACCTCCGCAAATCTAACGATGCCCATGTCAAACGCAACAACTTCATCTTGAATAAACCACCTTCCGCGAACCTTCTGACCCATAGTAGCCGCAGGGGTTAGTCCAAAGTCCAAGCCAATGTACAAAGGATAGCCAGCAGCAACAGGTATTTCTTCTTTAGCAACGTGTGTATCAGTAACAAACATAGGATAGATTGGCTTTCCGTCTTGAATAGAACCTAACTTGTTCATAACATAAACATCTATCCAACTCTTAGTCTTACCTTGAATAAGATTAGGATAGTAAGAACCCATCATGTTCTTTGTATTCTCGGCAGTCTTGCTAGGCTCATACCTATCAATGTCACCATTCTCATCTTTAACTTCCATCATGCCAGACGGTTGAGTAAAGAAGCACCAGTTGGTTGGCTTTACTAACATCTTGGCTTGCTCTCGCGGTATATGATCTGGAATAGGAACCTCGCCAGACATGATAGGCCACCAGTGATCTTCCTCTGGCGCGTTAGTATCCGCAATAACTCCTGTCCAAGATGGCCCACCTTCTCGCATAGATGGGAAACGACCAACGCGCATAGTGCAAGCATCCATAATTGACTTGGGTATTTCCCTAGCTTCATTAACCCAAATGCCAGTAAGCTCCAAAGAAAGAAGTTTCTTAACATCTTCCGGTCTATCAAGAGCTAAGAACAAAACCTCAAGATCAATGTCACCCTTTTTAATGTGGTGAGTATAAGGAACCGACCAAGTAAACTTACCCCAATCGCTTTCTGGAAACCAATCAAGCCAAGTCTTAATGGTAGTGGTTCTAAGCTGGGGGTTGGTATTACGAATGATAGCCCAGCGACTTCTTCTTATTCCGTGCTGGTTCTTATCTTGCGCTAAAGCGCGACGAAAAACCTCAATGCAACAACCAACAGACTTGCCAGAACCGACAGGGCCGCGAATGCCACGAAAGAACGTGTTGTCTTTCATAAAGGTCTTTAGTGTTTCTCCATCTGGCTTGTATTTAAAATCAACCACAATACTGTCTGCCAAACCTCAGCATCTTGTCAACAGTCTCTGGGGCCATGCCATCAATCATCTTGTCGCATTCCCTGTCAGTAGCAAAGTCCAAAGGTACATAAGTTAAATGAACCTTGCGTACCATCTCGCGCAATACAACAAGCTCAGAAGAAGACAGTGTGGATATGAAACTCATGTCCGATATTTCCTTACCTTCTTAGCAATAGCTTTCGGTTGAGCCACAAACTGCTTGCCCTTAGCCTTGCCCTTTCGTTTAGCTGCGGTTGTAGATGCATATTCAGAATCACTAAGAGCAGAAATAGCTTTACTAGGTAAGTACCGTTCACCAGTGTCACTAGATCGCTTGCCCGACTTGGTGCGCCAATCTTGCTTGCCCCAATTTAATAATGACCTCTGAGGCTTCTTCAAGTTCCTACTTCTTTCTGAGCCTTCTTATGAGCCGCAGAGAAAGAAACGCCCTTACGCATAAGCGCCCTCATCATAGACATATGCTTTTTCTTATGATGAACACTATGCTTTTTCAACGTAGTCTCTTGGCCCTTATTTAATAATGTCTTCTTCATGTGTAACCCCCACCAGCAGCCTTATAGCGCTTGGCTAACAACTGAGCTTTACGCGCCGACCACTTGCCAGCAGCAGTACCCTGCACATTCGCAGCCTTGATCCGCTTAAACAAAGACTTCCGCATTGTGGGTTTAGTGTAATTGCCAGCAGCATTAACAGCCATACTAATACCCGCCAGAACCACTTGAACTAGACTTTACAATCTTTTTCTTCAAAGCAGTTGGTAATGTCTTTTGCTTCTTAGTCATAACTGGCTTCTTCTTGGGAGGACGACCAGCCTTGGTTCCATAAGTTCCCTTACCACTAGGCATTTGCTTTGTTCCTTTTGCTAATCGCTCTGGCCTTCGCTCTTGCGTCAGCCTTAGAAGAGGCACCCCAAACTTGTAAGCTAAGAAGAAGGCGGGTTGGTTTTCCTTTTGCGTCCCTTTCGGGGCCGTTCATGTTTCCCATTCGTGCTAAGAAGCTGGCCCTTCTTGGGTTGTCTCCGCTCTTTACTGGAGCCTTCATTCCCGTTCCCGCTCGGCCCTTGGCGTTCAAGCCCCCCTTCGGGTTCTTGCCCTCTTTCCTTGTCCACGCTGCCGTTGCCATAATGAATCCTTAATACAGATGCTAATACACCAGCCCTCACGTATTGGGTATCAGCTTGTTCTTCAACAAAGACCTAGGTGTACGACCTAGCGCAGAACCAATCCCAGCAGCACGACCGCCGCCAACTCTGCGGAGTTTCTTGTTCCCTCTAGCCTTGTCTATGTTATTGTCACGGTTAGCCCCACGCTCAGAATTAAGGCGCTCTCCAGTGGTTGGACTTACCTTTCTCTTAGAACTATCCTTACCAGACTTGCTGTCACGCTCTTCCTTTACAAGCTGAGTCTTGCGCTCCTGAACTTCAGACTTATCTTGCCGTAACTCCTTAGCGTAATCGCCTCTAGTCGTGCGCTCATACTGGTTCTCGTCACGCTGGAAAACACTTATCTCACCCTTCGCATTCCCCTTCAGCTTACTAATCTTACGAGCAAGCGCACGTAAAATCTTGTCAGCCTGCTTTACCGTCTTTAAATCAGAGTAACTTTCCATGTCTATTCCCTATCCAACAAAACCCTTAAACCAAATACGCCAGCCCTCAAGTCTTAGGCATTAACTTGCGAGTCATTAAAGACTTGGCCACTCCGCCACGACCAGAATCAATTGCCGCCGCTGCACGACCACCGCCAGTGCGATAGCCAACTGGCTTCCCATGAACCTTGGCAATCTTTTGGTCAACAATCTTAACTTGCTTGCGGTGTTGATCGGCCTTACGTGCCAAAACCTTGTGCGCCTTAAGCTCCTTGCCCTCTGGCTTGTCACCGCCACGGTCAAGATGCTTCTGGTTCATAGTCTCAGCAATGTTCGCTAACTTAGTCAAGAGGCTAGTCCGCGCCTTCTCTAAGGTTCTTAGCTTACCAGTAACGTCAGCCATCTAATAATCTCCTGTCCAACAAAACCCCTAAACCAAAATAATATTTATGGGAAGGTACTTTTTTTAACAATCATGTGTGTGTGGGACTACTAGCTACTTACTATGTACTGGTTTTTGGGTACCCCCTACCTAGCCTAAGTCAATGCTAACTCTAATGTCCCCAGCAACTTGCACTTGGCTACGATCTATTGGCTTGAAGCCAGCTCTATCTAATATATCTTTGCTCGCCTCTAGCTGTACGTACTCAGACTTAGCCCCTGTAGCCAAGTTCATGACACGTGCTGCAGCCACAGTAGCATTCATTCCTAACTGCTCGTTCACTCTCTGCATCATGTAAGACTGCACATGCGGGAGTCGTATCGTTTTGCTTGCTGTTACTCTTCCTGATTCACCGTTTGCATACCCTGCTTCTGTAGCAGCTTCGCGCAATGTGCATCCTGTCGCTACGAGCGTATCAACTAGACTGCTCTGTTTCTTAGTTAATTTACGTTGTTCTAACATCTAAACTCCTGTTAAGAACCCCCCTCACCCTCTCCCCCCATTCCTTAGAGGTTCTATCAGGTGCGAGTCAATCCCTACTAAACTATGTTGCACAAACCTATACCAATGCACAGTCATTCTGCTATTGACGGATTCTACGTTTACTCACCCTAAAGTAGAACATACTAAAAACATACTGTAACGTACAACTCCCAGCTTCACGTCAGCGTCGTTCCGATCGCTCTGTTTCACTCCATCATCTCTGCACCTCCAAGTCGTTACTGCGGTCAGCCCCGCACTCGTTTGTTCATTGCAGGCCACCAAAACATTCGCAAGTACCTATTTCCCCTGCTCCTTCGTCGCATTCCTCGCGAGACAAATTGGTACTGGCGAACGTCAAGCAACCAGCAAGCTGGTCGTTTGGAGATCATGCATGAAGTCCTCGTTGCGGGGATGATCCTCGCAACAAGACAACTTGGAGCCTAGAGATGACACAGAAAACAGCACAACCTACACTAGTTGACATGAAACTGGCAGTTATTAAATATCATACACATTCTAATAATAACCCTGACAACAAAGTCGGAGGTCGCATCATTAACGAAAAGTTCCTCATCGGTCTCGGTCGTGATGCTTGCTACACATCAAACAACTCGCTCAACTTCAAGCGTAAGCAAATCGCTGACGCCTTCGCAGATTACGACCAAGCCACCGCAGACGATAACGCTTATGACCAAAATCGGTCAGCTAACTGGCTTGCCACTTTAGAGCCAGAGCTTGACGAACTCCAAGTGCGTCACAACGCAGATAAAGAGGTTTATCACAACCTCACAGGCGGTGAGACTTGGACGCCAACGGCCCCCAAGAACACACCCAAAGTTACCAACCTCAACGTAGCTAAGATCAACGCACTACGGAACAGAGTGGCATAAGCCACCGACACCACGGGGCGGCTTCGGTCGCCCTTCACCACACACAAATGGAGAACGGTGATGAACAAATATGATTGGCTGGACGTTGCTATCAGCGGCGTTTGTATAACTGTAATATTGGGCGGCGTGTTAATCATGATGCTCATTCAATGAAACGAATCAATAAACTAATGGAGAATTAAATGTTAGACCTAATGAATACAAACGACTGGGACTTTGGCGTAGACATGGAGCCATGCTTAGATATGCGTGGCAATGAGATACCTAAGATGCGTAACTTAATACGCACAGATACAGGTGAATCACTTGGTACTCATAAGTCTAAGTACAAACTTATTACTCATAGTGATGCAATCAATTCAATCATGGACTCAGTTAAAGAAGCTGACATCAGCACAGATTATACTGTTAAGACACACGTTGCAGACAACGGCGCTAAGATGCGACTAGAGATTCTCTTTAATGACATTGCATTAGATGATCCAGATGTAGGTGACTACATTAAGTACCGTGTACAAGCATACAATAGTTATGACGGTAGCTGGGCATTCCAACAATCAGCAGAAGGCTTTCGTCTTTGGTGTAAGAATGGATGCAGCACTGCCGACACTGTAGCTAAGACATGGGCCAAGCATACAACTAACGTAAGTGTAGATAGTTCAGCGCATAAGATTAGTGACGGTCTAGAAATGTTTCTTAATAGCAAGGGAGTATGGGAAGCATACAGAAGTACACCTGTTACTACCGAACAAGCAGAGTCGTTCTTTAAAAAGACTGTATGCAATGTACAACACAAGGCAAGTCATGATAAGTTTAATGACAGGCAGTTGCAAAACTTATTAGGTGGCTTTGATAATGAGAGAGCACAGTTAGGTAACACCAAGTGGGCTTTGTATAATTGCTTAACATCATGGGCTACACACACAGAAGGTAGTAGCTCACCAGAGAATGCCAAACGCATACGTGAGGCATCAATCATCAAAGCTATGAAACATAAGTCATGGTTAGAGTTAGCGTAAGGAGAACACGCATGTATGAACTTAGTATTCACAACGTAACTAAAATACATCTTAAAGGTGTTAAGTTATTCAAAGGATTTAGTGCAAGAACACTTACTATTACTTCTTTAGATCATAAGGGCGTAGAGTCAAATCATGACGTTAAGTTGTTTGGTGAAGGTCATAGAAACCTAATGCCTACAATAGAAGAAGAAGTATCTTACACTTTTAAGCATGATGAGGAGAGCAGTGATGATACTGAGCAGACAGCAGCTTGAGTACATAGCTGACAACGTAGCGCCAATGTTAAGTTGGCCTACGCACATCAATGAATTGGCTGACAAATTAGAAACAACCAATCCAAAGTTTAATCGTGACAAGTTTATCAAACGCGCAGTCAAAGCGTGGGAAGATCAAGCACAGTTGCAGGAGATAGATGATGAAATTAATTTTTGATTTCCCTGATGCTTACAAGAAAGCATTAGAAGATTCGTATGCTAAACAACCAAGCCATTGCGGTACTTGCTATGGTGCTGGTCACACTGAGTTAGAAGTACCAGTTCGTGACTATCAGAATGGTGGCTATATAGATGTAAGGTATGAACCATGCCAAGAATGTGGAGGTGACAGATGAGACCAGATGAAAT